CGACACAACTCATGTTTTTCAACATGCCATAAAAAATCTAACAGAAGTAAATTTTCTTTCCCTGGGTGTAACCTTGTACCACGTCCAACCATTTGAGAATATAAAGCCCTAACTTTAGTTGGTCTCAAGACGATTACACAATCAACGCTAGGACAATCCCAACCTTCAGTAAGCAACATAGAATTACAAAGCACGTTGTATTTATCTTTGTCAAAATCTTCTAATATTTGCGCTCTATCTTTACTTTCTCCATTGACTTCAGCAGCTTTAAATCCTTTTGAATTTAAAATATCTCTAAACTTTTGACTAGTAGCTACTAGCGGTAGAAATACAACAGTTTTTCTATCTTTACAATGTTTAATCATTTCATCAGCTATTTGTTCTAAATAAGGATCTAGCGCGTTACTCACATCACTAGCTTTAAAATCTCCATTTTGAGTAGCAACCCCACTTAAATCTAAATTCAATGGAATTGTTAAGCTTTGAATTTTACTTAAGTAACCTTCTTTGATAGCATCAACAATTTTATATTCGTAAGCTAAGCTTTCAAAATAAGTCCCTAAGTCTTTCATATCTCCTCTATCTGGAGTGGCAGTAACTCCTAATACTTTTGCTTTGTCAAAATGATTAAGTACATTCTGATAACCATTAGAAATACAGTGATGTGCTTCATCAATAACGATAGTATCAAAATAATCATTGCTAAATTGTTTAAGTCGTTTTTCACGTTGCAAAGTTTGAACACTTCCTACAGTTACTCTGAACCAAGTACCTAACGAACTACTATCAGCTTTTTCAAGTGCTGTATTTAATCCAGTACTTTTCTTTAGTTTGTCACTTGCTTGTTCTAGAAGTTCGCTTCTATGTGCTAGAATTAATACTCTTTCACCTAATTTAACTCTATCTTCTATAATTTTTGAAAAGACAATAGTCTTACCACAACCAGTAGGAAGTACTAGGAGCGTTTTATTAACGCCCCCGTTCCACTGTTCTTGCACCTTCAACCTTGCCTCTTCTTGATAAGGTCTAAGCTGCATCTTTAGAAGCCACCTTGTCCGTTATTCCATGGTTGTGCGTTAGCATTGAAAGTAGGTTGACTAGCTTCATTTGTAAATGGATTTGAAACATTTAAAACATTAGTGATATCAACATCTTCTTTATAAATCATACCTTTAATTTCATTGTATTGATTCCCGTTGCTACTATCTTTCACTACTACTTTGCACACTCCAGTAGCACCTGTAATTTGATTCCAAGCCATTTTTAATGGTTCACCTTTTTTCTTAAATCCAATCGCCCCAAAGAAAGCCGATAACATTCCTTCTACTGAACTATGTAAAAATAGATTATGTTTAAGTGTTTTTTCACCTTCATTAGCATCAATTTTAATTGATATAATAGCTTTTGGACAGCTCGGTAATTTAGCATTAGGGTTGTTAGGTGATGGCGTGTGTTGTGCTCTTTCGTATCCTTCGACAGTAAATTGATATAATCCAGCGGGTAATATTATATACTCACTATCCTTCACTATCTCCGAATCCCAGTCTAATTCTCTATCAAAGTTATTATTGTAATTTGTATTCATTTTAAAATCTCCTTAAATTTATATTATTGTTTTATTTGTTTTAATAATTGTTTTAATCCTTCCCATTTAGGAATGATATATCCAGTAAGATAACCTTGTTCATTGTATACACTCATCGGTGTACCTTTTGGGAAATAACCTTTACTTTCTGTCACTAGTTGAATATCTTCTTCTGTAACGTTATCTTGCTGCATTAAATCCCATAACGGTTGAGGAATATAATCAGGTTTTGAAATAAATGGATCTACTAAATCTTTAACAGGTGTATTCTCAACTTCTTTAACAATATCTCCGAAGTTATCCATTATCTTCTCTTCTTGTGTTTTCTCTATTTTTGGTGCTTCTAAATCACCATTATACTTAGGTTGTTCAAATTGTAATTGTTCTTTTTTCTCATCTTTAAATTCAGTTTGAACAATCTTTTTAACCTCTTCTTTTACCTCAGTTTTGAAAATATGAGCAATTGAAGCATAATCTAATGGAAGTTCACTAGGTAACCCATGTCTATTTTTAGCGTCCCATGCTGGATTATGTTCTGTATACATCACACGTTGATTTCCTTGTGCTTTCTTCTTAGTAGATTTTTCTTGTGAAATTAAGTACGTTTTGTAATTACAAAATAGTAATAAGTCCGCCCATTCTTTTACTAATGGCGCTGTTTGTGAACTCGTTTTCTTACCAAGTTTTAACTCATATTTATCATATGAACCCATTTCATCTGGGAGTTCAAACTTACGAATTTGAGCATGAGCAGTTAACACAACATTTATTCCTAATTCAATTAAATCTTGTAACTTATTTAAGAAACGGCCCATTTCTTCTTTTGCATAGACATAACCATTTCCATAACCAAAGTCTTCAATACCTTTTTTACCGTGCATAGCACACAAATTATCAACACACAGAGATTCCGCCCAGTCTATAGTGTCTATTACTAAAGTTTTACACACAGTTGGATTTGCCTTAATAAAAGCAATTTGATTATTCAACATTATCCAGCTTGTTGGTTTATCTAATCTTGCAACGTCCATATTATCCGTTGAACCCTCAGTATCTATAAATAAAGGTTCTGGAAATTGAGAAGCTAGTGAACTTTTCCCTATTCCTTCCGTACCATAAATTACCACTTTTTGAGCTCTTGCTCGTTTACCTTTTGTGATTTTCATTAAAAACTACCTCCTACATTATTTTCCCAAGATGGTGTTTCTGTTTTTTTGTTTTTAACATATCCATCTTCAATAATAATTTGACATTCTTCACCAGTAGATACCCTTGTCGCTATTGCTTGTAAATTGTTATCTTTTAACCAATTACCAAAATCAACTAAAGTCTCAAGATCCATTTGTTCTAATTTATCCACTAATACAAATTCACATTGTGGGTTAATCTTTCTAACAATAGCAGTTGCTACTATAAGCTGTTCAGAACCGCTCATATTATCCCAAGGTTGACCTTTATAAGTGATTACACCATTATCAACACTTAACTCTTCTAGCGGTAAATTAGCACCGTTTAACAATTCTAATTTTTGTTTTCTTAATTCTTCGATAGAGTTCGTTAAATCTTCATATTGATTTTTGTATTCTTCAGCGTCCTTTTCAGCACGTTCTCTATCCTGGTTAGCACGTACCTTTCTGTTAATCTCTTCAATATTCTCAATACTTCGTTCTAGCTCTTCAGTACTTTCGTCAATTAAATCAATAACATCTTTATTAGCTATTTCAATATCAGAATTTAACTGTTCTAAATTTAAATTTAACTCTTTCAGTTGTGCTTCAAGTTCAGCTTTTTTATTTTCAACAAATACTTTTCTAGCTTGTAAATTATCCAGATTATCACGTTTACGTTGATTCTCTCCATTTTTAGCAAGAATCTCTTGTTGTTCTTTAATCAATTCAGAAGCACTTACTAATTCATTTCCTACCTCTTTAAAGAAAGGTTGTTCTTCAGCAAAATGTTTCTTTTGATCTCTAATCTGTCCGACAGTGCGACGTTTGTTATAAATTTCTAATTCTTCTTGTTCAATCTGGAATAATTTTTCGCCTAAACCATCAACTGTGTTTAACAACGCTTTGGTTTTCTCTTTTGAATTCATCTCCATAAATTTTGGCAAATTAATAGCGAACTGTTCAACAAAACTATTTAATAAGTTTTGACCAGCCTTTTTGCCACTAGGATCTGTTACTTTTAACTTTCCATCTTCTCCCTTACGTTCAATGATAAGTCCGTTATCCAGTTGAATTTTTATAATCGGTGGCACAACACTACCTTCTCTTAATGGATTAGATGGCTTATAAGAATTTCCACCTAGTGCCCATGCTATTGAGTCCAGAACGCTAGTTTTACCTTGACCGTTTCTCCCTCCAACAACAGTTAATCCATTAGCTGTAGGCTCTATCTGAACAGCTTTAACTCTTTTAACATTCTCTATTTCTAATTTATTAATCTTCACCATATACTAATGCTCCTAGTCTGTTTATTACATCTTTTACTAGCTCTTCTGGTACTTCAGCACCATCTAGCACGATACATTTTATATTTTTATCGTTAATTACATCTTTCTCTTGATCAGTTAATAAGTCATTTAACTTATCAAACACCGCTATTTCTTCAGAACGCTTTTCACTTGCTTTAAGTCCTTCTAAATCATTTAACCAAAACTCACAGTATCTAATTATCTTCTTGATGTCGTCCTGCGGTTCATCATGTTTTTTATTTGCTCTAATTCCATATTTCAAGATGTTAGCTTGACACACGCTGCCAAAATCTGCTACTACATCTTGAATTAAATCTATTGTTTCAATTCCACCTACTTTATAGTGGTTGGGATTAATATTATCTTTTGTCACTTGCTTTTTCCTCCTAAATATGTTATTTTTAAATTGTAAATTTGTGTAAATAGTCGTTGTTTTAAACGGCTATTTTTTTATTAGATGTCTTTGGAAAGAGCATCACATATATTTTTACTCAATCTTTTGATACATTTTTTCTTTAAAGAAATAATTTTTTCTTCTTTATGTTTAGGAAATGCATCATCCATCAAAGCAGAGTGAATTCCCCCTATAAGATATGCGTTAACTGCACCTTCTATAACGTTAGGTTCTTTTAACCCTAATAATTTTATAATCTCATTATCTATATTTACTAACATTCTATTTCTCCTTCACTTTCAAGTTCAATAGATACTCTCATCATTAAATCAATAAACTCACCTCTAGGAAGCTTAATAAGTCTTTGATAGAGTTCTTCAACATCTTTTTCAATATTTCCGTAAAGTAGTTCGTTAACAGTAATTTGAAGTAATTTAGCTAGTTTCTTTTGTCTTTCTTTATTTGGTAATACTCTGCCGTTTTCCCAATCTGAAACATTACTTTTAGTTGCTTTAAATAACTTACCGAACGCTTCTAAAGTATATGCTTTACTTGTTCTATATTCTCTTATACGTCTACCTACTGCTTTTTTATCGATGTTATTTTTCATTAGTACTTCCAAACCCACCATTTCTAGTATCGTTTTTAATTCTTACACCATGTGTCACTGGTAATATTTTGTTAAATATTCCTTGTGCTATTCTAGTGCCTTTCTTAATTGTGATATGCTCATTAGTTAAGTTGTTAAACTCAATCATTATGTGACCTTCATTGGTTGGGTTGTTGTAATAATCAGCGTCTACGATACCAACGCCATTACTCATGATTAAACCTAAGTTTACTGGAATACTACTTCTTGCAAATATCTGTAAGTATTCATCATGTCGCATAAAGGCTTTAACTCCAGTTGGTACTAATGTTGCTTCACCCTTAAATCTGAAAGCTGGTATTCTAATATCAGCACTAGCTATAAAATCAACCCCTGCACTATGAACAGTTGCTTTTATTGGCAATTCTCCGTTCATCCCCTCGATTAATTCAAATCCTCTCATGTTCTCATCTCCTTTTAAGTCGTTTAAGTTTATATTTAATGTTTTGGCGACCTTGACAATATCACCTAATTTTAGTGTGTTACTATTACCGTATTTCAAAGCTAATATTTTAGAATTAGTAACACCGCTTAATTTTGATAATTCAGCATTATCTATTTGCAAATGAACCATTCTTGCGAATACCATTTGTTTAAATTTTTTGATTGCTGTATTATCATTCTTTTTACTAACCTTCCATTTCATCAACTTCACCGTCTGGGAAAGCATACTGGCTTCGTTCATCAAATCCAACAAATATAATTCCAAGTACTCCTATTAGTACTCCGAAAATTCTTGAGAACTCAATGTTTGTCATTATCATCATACAAATAGAAATGGTTGTAAGTGTTAAATATAAAGTATTAAATTTTCTTTTTCGTAATCTATTCATTAGCTTACACGCTCCATTTCTCTTTCTTTTGCATTGATATAGTTGTAAATTCTAACCTTGTTAAATCGTTGGTTAGTTCTTGATGTCCCTTGAATATACAAATAAGAATTTTTAAGCGATTTTATTTCCTTAATATATTTCTTATATTTATTCGGGTTTGTTTCGTATTTTAAAAACTCAATCAATTCATTCTTATTTATCCAATCATCAGGATTTTCAATCAAATCTTGATAAGCGTTATAAAAGTCCTCTTCTTTCATTTTAATCACCTACTTTTAATTTTCTCTACCCTCAATTCAATAGAGTTGGGGGTAATTTTTATGCTTGAATAATTTTTCCCATCTGTAACTACTGTTTCAGATTTTAATG